GCACTGATAGAGTGCATCAGCCCTAAGTACAGAAAGTACAGAGTGAGATGGGACATTCAGCCTTATGTTAATGAAGAGGGCGAGTCTCAGGGAGTGACATTCGTAGAGAAGGAGTTCAGGCACAAGCCTACGATGTCAGAGGTCAAGGAAACGATTCTCGGATGGATGAACTCTCAGATAGATCAGAAGATATTGTCGGGCTTCGTATGGAACGATATGCCTGTATGGTTGTCAACTGAGAACCAGTTCAACTACAAGGCCGCATTTGATTTGGCTATACAGACTAATGGAACGAATCTCCCAATTACATTTAAATTTGGAACGACAGAAGAGCCAATTTATTATGAATTCTCTACAACAGAAGAATTAACAGATTTTTACGTTACTGCAATGAATCACATTAACAATTGTCTTGCAGAAGGATGATCGGAAAAAGATTCTGTTGATTGAAGTAATTATGAATTAGCACTTAAGTAACACAATCAGTGCCCTTAATTGGGCACTGATTTAAAATAAAAAGAAATAATAACATCAAGATTTGTACATCTATGTTGTTATTGGAGTTTTGTTTAATTTTTTATCAAATTTAACATAATATATTTGCATATATAAAAAATATTTTATATATTTGCGGCGAATTGAGTTCTTTGACTATATGTCAGAGAACTCTTAATTAGTGGAGAAATAATAAGTATGAATGAAAATGAAATTTTTGATCATCTTTTAGATGATGTTGAACCAGAGGTAAATAACGAGGTTCTAGAGCAAGAAGATACTTCTATGGAAGCAATTCTTGGAATTCCAGTAGTAGATGATTCTGAAAATGAGGTTGAAACTGAACCAGAACCAGAATCAGAGACCGAAGAAACTGATGATATTATTTCAGTATTTTTGAAAGACAGAGGTATTGTAAATCCATCTAAAATTCAGTTTGAAGGAGAGAATGGTGAAATAGAGGAACTTGATTTTAAGTCTTTGGATAGAGAAGAACAGTTAAACATTCTTAAAGAAATTACAGATCCAGGTCTATCGACTCATGAAATTGATGTAATTAATTATTTGAGAAAGAATCGAGTTTCGTTTAATGAGGTAATTGATTATTTTGCTAATCAGAGATTACAAGAGTATCTGAGTGAAAATCCAGATGCAGTACATCCTACGACATATTCTGTTGATGAATATACAGATGATGATCTTTATCTTGCCGATTTAAAAACGAAATACCCAACATTTACAGATGATGAATTAGTATCTAAACTACATATAGCAAAGTCTGACGAGAATCTCTTTAAGAAAGAGGTAGATGTTCTTAGAGAAAGTTATAAAGCGGAAGAGGATTGAGCTAAACAAGAAGCAGAATATGCAGAGCAGCAGGAATACGAATCGTTCAAAAATAATCTAATTAATGCTGCAGTTGCTTTTAATGAAATATCTTTAGACATTTCAGATCCACAAAGCGATTCGCTTGTAATAGAGGATGCAGATAGAAATCAGATTTTAAGTTACCTATTCAATCAAGATAAAGACGGAAAAAGTCAATTCGTTAAAGATATTGAAAATCCAGAAATGTTGATTGAATTGGCATGATATCGAATAAATGGTCAGAATACTCTTACAGGTGTTACCCAATACTGGAAAAATATTCTAAAAGAGGAACGAAAAGAGCGTGCCAATTTAGAAAAACAACTAGAGAAATATAAAAATAAGGAACAAAAAACAGTGATCAAAAATAGAGAAACTACTAACTCGCCAAGTAGTAGCTTAGATTTTTGAGATAAATCTGGATTAATATAATAAAGTAATTTAAAATTAATTAACAAATGAGAATTTCAGGTTTTACAACAACTCGCCCAGAGATGGCGAGCACAAGAACTGCCGAGGATTTCATTAAATTTTTGGGTGAATTTTGCGCCCAAGTAAAACCCTGTTAATTGCTGGGAGCCCTTCATTATTGGGTAATCAGCAACCAAACCCATTGATGGGAAGGTTCAACGACTAATCAAAAGTTATTATGAAATTTACAAAAAAAGACAAGTCCATTTTGATAGGACTATCAATAGGAGACGGTTATGTTGGAATAGATAACAACTCTACTGTAATTAAAATAGCACATAGCGCTAAACAAAAAGATTATTGTGTTTTTAAAGCAAAATTATTACATTCCGTATTTGGTGGAAACACAATTAAAGTTCATGATGGTTTAGCTACGTATTCTACATTCGTTAATCATTCTAAAATAAAAAAGACAGCACCTATAGTATGGGTTCAAAAAAAATCAATACATTGTAAATGATTACGTGATTTACTTTATCCCGAAGGAAAAAAACGCATTACAGATGCTGTGTTGAATGAATTAGATCCGTTAGCTATTGCTATTTGATGATTGGATGATGGCAATATTGATATACGTAAATCAGGGAGTGGTTCATGGTGTGCCACTCTTAGATGAAATACTTTTTGTACTAAAGAAGAGGCGCTTACTATACAGAGGTATTTTGAAACGATTTGAGATGTTAAATGAAATATTGTAATGCCGGATAAAAGAAGTCCTAATAAATATAATTTACATTGCGGTAAATTAGAAGGAGAAAAGTTTTTATCTATCATCCGAAACATTGTAATAGATAAAATTCCAACAATGTCCTATAAAGTAATTGACTTAGAACACGAAATCAGGGAGCGTACAAACGCTATGATATAGTCTGACCTTACATGATGATAAAATGTAAGAATTATGGGATAAAGAGCCCATAAGATAACAATTTTGGCAAAGTCAGCACGCCTCGGCATCGTATCTAGTTTATACGATCAATATACAACTTCAGCACTTACTGAAGCCCTTATGAATGTTTACACTCAGGAGAAGAATCCTAAGAATGCTTTCCAGAAGCTTAATACATTTATGATAGAATGGGATATTAAAGTAGAGAGAGTTAAGAAAGTAATGATTATCAGAGCAGAAGGAAATGGTAATGGTGGCTCAGATGTACTTGTTTACATGCCAGAGAACTACTATCAAAAATATGATACATTTATTGTTGAGGAAACTCGTCAGCAGTTCATGGTAATGAATCGCCCACAGAGACTTCGTGACAATGAATTCCTTCTTGTTTGTAAGATTCTTGATGATACTTATGATGTATCTGTAGTAGGTGATCTTACAGGTAAACTTACTCGTTTTGTAACTAACTACATGCCAGAAATGCATGAGGAGGGTTGAGGTTTTGTATGGCTCTCCTAAACAAAAATATTCTTAATTGCTGGGACATCTGACCACGATCGGGTGAAGACAATCAGCAGCGAAGCTATGGATATTGCAAGCTCACAGAGAAGCACCATAGAACGTTCAACGACTAGTTTTTAATAACGTAGGAGTGATACTCCGAAATGGAATAAATCTAAAGTTTAAATATGAAATATATATTATATGAAACAATATGTACTGTAAACAATAAAATTTACATAGGAGTACATAAAACAATTGATCCTGAAACATTTGACGGATATATCGGATGTGGAGTTTATACAAATCGACCTGCAACATATGCTCATCCCAACACACCTTTTAAATGTGCTGTTAAAAAATATGGAATTAAAAAATTTATAAGAACGACAATTAAAATATTTGATTGTGAACAAGATGCATATGATTTGGAAGCAGAAATAGTAAATGAGGAATTTGTTAAACGACAAGATACGTATAATTTAGCGCTCGGCGGAAGAGATACTTCTTGCGCAAACAAAAGTAAACAAGTATATATGTATGATCTTGATGGAAATTTTGAAATGGAATTTAATAGTTTGGCAGATGCTGCTAGATATTTAGATCCAAATACAAAAGGTCCTGGACATTTACCACGAGCTATAAAATCAGGTCATCAATATTTAGGTCATCAATTTTCATATGAAAAACATCCGTTTATGAAAAAATTAAAATGTAGAAAAATGAACAATGTTGAATTACCGTATGTTGGTAAAAAAGTTGGTAAATTTGATGAAAACGGAAAATTGTTAGAAACATATGAAACAATGACAGATTGTGTTAAAGCAGGATATAAAAATGCAAAACAAGTTGCACTTGGAAAGCGAATGAAGTGCAAAGGATTCATATTTAAATATTTAGATTAAGATATAGTCTGAACACTATAGAAATATAGTGATTAACAAAATGTATACAAAATATCAGAACAACCTTGAAAAGCATAGAACTTACATTTCATCACACCGTTGTGATATTGATGCGTCTGCTCAGTATCTTGCTATGGAGGATGTATTCATCCAGATCGGTAAGGGTGATAAGGATGATCCTGTTTACAAGATGGATGGTATGCAGAAAGTTCTTCTTGATAACTTTATGCAGGTTCGTAATAACAAGCTTCTTTATGGTAAGTCAAATATGGATAAATATGGCAAGCCAACTCTTTATGAGCCAGAGACTGGTCGCCCAATTGTAACTGGTGACGGTGTTATTGCTCAGATCGAGCGCTTCGCTAACAAATTCGTATTCTCTCGCCTTAACACTAAACTTTTCAATAAGGCTCTTCAGGCTATGGTAAGTAAGTGTGAGAAGGCTACAGGTAACAAGTTTGCATTTATTTGCAACGAAGCTATGTGGCTTGAGATCCAGGATACACTTTCAGCATGGATTCGTGACTGGAAGACTACTGGAACATTCCTTTTCTCTAAGGCATCTAACGGTTATGTAGATCTTGGTGCTACTTATCAGTCTTATGAGTTTGCAGGTAACACTGTAACATTCATGATTGATAGAACTCTTAACATTGAGTTCCCTAACAGAAAGTATGGTATGTTCCTCGACCTTACTCCAGATAAGTCAAGTGGAAAGGCGGCTATCAACATGTTCACTTTCAAGAACGGTGAATTAATTCACAACTATATTACTGGTGTTGGTGGACGTTCAGGTATGTCTTCTGGAGAGGTTTCTAGCCGTGTTGCTGCTAGTAAGGAAGTTATGTTCGGTTATGCCGGTGTTGGTGTAATGAACCCTTATAAAGCAGTAATTCTTCTTAGTGACGAAAATACTAGCAACTTATTTTAATTAGATAATAACTCCCTCTCTAGGGAGGGAGTTTTAGATTTAAGAAAATCAAGATATAGTTTAAAATTTTTAGGAATAATATGGAAAATACAGTAATTACGCTTAGATCAGCATATAAAGTAAAAGAATATCACTTTCAGCCTTGTAAGATGGCTAATGGAATGAACTATCCATTTGTTAAACCAGTAACATATGATATTAATGGAAATCCACAACTCATTCTTTCAGAGGCGGAAAAAAACAATCCAGAGAGTCAGTATTTTATTCCAGAAGATATGGATATCGTTGTAACTGATGGAACAACGTTTAATCTAGCAGATCCTCTTCAGAAAAATAAATGGCTAGCTATTAAAGATTCATCACTTATTGTACCTGCTCGTGATGCTCGTGATGAGAACGGAAATCTTAGAATTGACGGAGACAGATACAGATATGGTATGGCAGAGCTTTGGGTAGATATACCTGGAGAAGAGTCAGAAAGAAGCGTTAATAAGAGAAAGCTTATTATTAGAGCTCAGACTTTTATTATGGAGGATTCTTTTGATGGAAGACTTACTAAATGTAAACTTCTTGGAAGGAACTTTAGAAACGCTCCTGCATCAGACGTAGAAGACTTTTTATATACAAAAGCAGAATCGAATCCACAGATGGTTATCGATCTTTATACAAATGGAGATACTGCTCTTCAACTTCTATTTATTGATGCTAAAGATAGAAACGTTATAGTAAAACAGCATGGTCTGTTTATGTATGGTGAAACTAGTCTTGGAGCAACAGATGAATCGGTAATTCTTTTCTTTAAGATTCCTGAAAATAAAACTATTCTCGATCTTATTAAGAGGGATACTTATCCAGAATTTGTTCAGAAGATAACAAAGAAAACTGAAACAAAGAAAACCGATAAAGAATAGTTATTATGACTATAAGACAACTTTACGACAATTTACTGTCAGAGCTTAATAAAGTAGAAGCTCCGAGTATATTATTGGAGGACTTCGTTTATTTTGCAAATAAAGCTGTCCAACAATATGTAAACAAGGTTTATAATCGATATGACATAAACCAACAATCGACTGATGATTTAAGAGCTTTAAAATCTACAGTTCAATTGGAAATAAATTGCGATTCTAATATTACTCTTCCAACAGAAGATGCTTATTGGTACGCATATTTACCTGAAGATTATTTGCATCTTCTTAATTGCATTGTTGTTTTTAAAAAAGATGGGAATTATCAATCCAAAAGTGTATGCAAAGATTCTAACGAAAAGTCAATAGTGAATTCCTTAGCTAGACGACTTACTTCGGATATGTATCCTAATGTTATGAATAATGCATATTTCAAACCATCGTACAAAACACCTTATTATTTTATTACAAAACTGAATGTAAATTCTAATGAAGATCTTTTAGATGGAATTTTAAATCCGTGTAGTAGTAAGCAGGTTGTTTCTTCTAATGCAATGTTATCGCAAATTTTAGATCCGTGTGGAGATGTATCTGATGAAGAACTATCGGGAGTTCTTAAATTAGAAATTAGATGCGGGTCAAATAAAAAGTATGTACCATCCTCTATTTATGTGGATTATCTACGTGTTCCTGAAAAAATAACACTTAGTTACACTGAATTAGAAAATGAGGTTGATACTACGAAGATGTTAGAGTTCCCTGAATACGTTTGTTATGAAATTGTAAATGAATGTGTTAAGTTAATAATGGAAAATGAAAGTGATCCACGACTTGAAACAAATACAGCAATTAATCAAACGATAGGAACTAATGTTTCACAAAATAAATAAAATAGAAAATTATGTTTCAATATACTAAAGAAATTATCCTTAATAAAGTAGATGGTAGAGTTGAGGTAGTAGACGCTACCAATCCATACAGTGGTGTTGCAACTAAGAAGCTTCTTATCAAGAGAGGTGGTGAGTATTTTTCAGACTTCATTCTTCCTGCAAATGTATATGCAACAGAAGGATATTATGGAAAACCTGGTAAGCTTACTGTAGATTTTACAAATGTAACACTTACTCCAGGTCTTTACCAGTTCCAATTCAGAGTTAAGACTCCTAATCAGTTCTTTGCTGAGTATGCTAGTCCAAACTGGCAGGTATACGGCAAGCCAATGCTTATTGGTTTTGAAGTTGCTGCAGATGCTAAGAGTGATGCTGTAGCAGAGCAACTTGGTAAACTTATTGAACTTGCAATTCCTGCAAACAACAAGTTTATCACTGTAACTGTTACTGGTTCTGCAGTTGTTATCGAGGGTACAAATAACTTTATGACTTTCGATAAAGTTTCTCTTGAGAAGTATGACCCAACTGTTTGTGATTCTTGTCTTGGTGAATACAACCCTGTAGCTATTGAGCCAGAGATTGAAGATAATCTTGAGGATTTCGCAACAGGTGAGTGGATTGTTGAGAACCTTCGTTTCCCTACTTATCCTAACATTCGTTACGCTTCTCCTGCAGAGGATGAGAGACCAATTAATGGAACTACATATACTGAGTTCTCATTCTCTTATCAGTCACCACGTCCAGGTCTTGGTGGAATGTCAGGTGTAGGACAGGGAATGACTGCTGTAACTCGTCATATTTATTATGTGCCTGCAGCAGAAGCAGCTGCATTTGAAGCTCTTCTTAAGGACGCAGGTCTTACTGTAGAAAAGAAGTAATATAAATAATTTTTGAGCGGGTGAGAGTAGATCTCGCTCGCTCTTTTTTCTTTAAATATGGAATTAAGCAAAATAGCATCAGCAATATATAACGACGTTGTTAGTGGTTTGGCAGGGATGAATGCCAATCCTACAATCTCATTAGAACAATTAGAAGATGAGGTTGTAGAAGAACGCCAGACGGTAATCAAAGAATGATATAATAAAGGATTATTAAAAAGAGATGATTTAATGGTTGCTATTAATTGTATAGATGTAGATTGCGCAGATCCGGGAAAATGTTGTTCTACACCATCTGGTAAATCGGCACTTCATTTTGAAATTCCACAACTTATGGACGATTTAGGAGAAAGTGCAATTTACTATATAGGAAGCGTTGATAGAGAAGTTCCATATGAAGTATATTTTTCTCCTTCTGCGTTAACAATGCACAAGTATAAAAGGAGAGGTAAAAATAAACCGTACGTATATATTGAAAAAACTCCAAATGCTAATAATATGTATGACGGTTGAATTTATAATTTACCGTTCGTTAAAAGAATTACAGTTATTGGCGTTTTTAAAGATCTTAGACAACTTGAGGAATTTAATTGTTGTAATACTCCTGAATTTTTAGATTTCGGATCTGTTTCTAATGAAGTTAAAACAAGACTTACTAAAAAGAAATTACAATATTATCGACAATATTTAGCACAACCTCAACCAAATAATCTTATTCCTAGATAATGCAATTACATAACATAAAATCGGCTTATGGTTTAGCAGAATCACTTTATGGTGTAACTCCAACAGAAGCACAATTTGAAGATCTTGCGTTAAATGCATGAGAATTAATTGGAACAAAACATACTAGACTTCATAGATATGTTGGAGATACTATTAATAAGGTTTTGCAGTTACCTTGTAATGCAGATTTAATAGAATCAGTACATCTTCCAATGGTTGATGCACAAATAACAACATCTGTTTCAGATTTTGATCATGATGCGGTATATTTTGAACGATATATTGAATCTGATAAAAAATTAAAAGATCCTTATTATCAAGCTGGTAAATATTTACGTTACGATCAAGGTAATGGGGAATTATTTTTTGATAGAGACTATAAAAATGTTATGGTTGTTTATCATGGAGTGTTGTTAGATGATGAATCTGGATTACCATTAATAAATGAAAAAGAAATGAGAGCTATTGCAGCATATGTTGCATATGCATCATTATATAGAGAGGGTTTGCTTAAGAGAGATTCTGGATTAGTACAATTAGCTAATACAATTAAAGCGGATTGACTGCAACTGTGCAATGCCGCTAGAATTCCAGACCATCTTAGTCAAAACGATATGGATGCCATCTTAGACGTTAAGGTTAGGTGGGATCGAAAAATGTATGGAAAATCTTTTAAAAGTATACGATAATGTTTTATAAAACTGGATATTGTTTTACAAGTAGAGAACTTTTCGATACTTTAAATTTAAAATTATTAAACATTTCAACAAAAGTTGTAAGAAAGTACAAAATGGACTGCCTACAGGATTTATGTGGGGCAGTCCTAACGTACTGTTTATACTTAATAATTTTGGATATTATCGAAAATAATGTTACCTTTGTATTGCCCCTATTCGGCAATAGAGAAGCTTGCTTCTATGTAAAGATGTTTGATGGAGATCAGTTTAAAAAGGCATATCAGTCTGGAAAATTTATGGGAATAGATTTTTTAAATTCTAATTTTAAAGGTTATCAAATCTATTTTCAATATAAATATAGGGGAGGTTGACGAGAAAAACCGATTTACATCAATCAAAAAATGAAAGATATGTTTTATGAAAATATAAATAATGGTAAACAATATTATTAATGGAAATTGTTGGTGTAGAAAAATATTATGATAAAATTAAGGAAAGATTTCCAGAACTAACTAAAAAACAAATTGAACGAATTGTAAAATTCGGATTACGATCTTATTACAATCACAATCTCTATGGAGGGGATGTATTGAATAAATCGAAATACTTTACAATGTATACTGGTAAACTGTTCAGTGATAACCTTTTGTTTTATCAGTATAGGTTGATTAAAAATAAAATAAAACTTAGAATAAAATACAAACGAAGTAAAACAAAATATGATGGATTCTATTATTTTGGTTTAACTGAAGAAGAATTCGTCAATTATAAAAAACAATTCAAAAAGACTGGACGTAGAAGAAAAAAAGTTGTTTTTGATAATATATATGCTTATAAAATAAAGGAGGAATGTTTTGCTAATCACAAGTTCAAACATTTTTTTAAACTGGCTTATCCAGCAGATGTTGGATTTGTTTTAAAACTACACGACTACACTACACGTAATTTTGAATATATTTTCAAAAGAAACAAAGATAATACAATACAACCTATAAATTATGAGTAGAATAGAAACAAGTAATACATGGGAAGAAGGTTTAGTAATGGACCTGAATCCATTGAGTACTCCAAACAACGTGTTAACAGATTGTGTTAACGGTACATTTATTACTTACAATGGAAATGAGTTCAGTTTACAAAACGATCAGGGAAATTACAAACTTGAATATTGTAGATTAACTCCAAATTATATTCCTGTAGGTATCAAGGAGTACGGTGACATTCTATATATTGTGTCACACAATCCGTTAGATGGTAGTGTTGAGATCGGTTCTTATCCGTCTCCACTTATGATTACAGTACCTGATGAAAAACATAATAATAATGATTTTGATTCTATTATAGACAGTCAGATATTAGATAAAGGTTTAGCAGAAGGTAATTATACAGAATTAATGGAAAATGCAAGTAATATTATTTTTAATGGAGAGGATTATAAATTAAATCCTGGAGATGAATATTGTTTGCAAACAGAAGGAGATCGTCCACCTTATAAATATGAAACTATTGAATATCATATTTTAGATGAAGATTCAAACATTCATAATATTACAGATAAAATAAAATTAGACGAAAATGGAAACCCGAAAGACTTTTCACATGTAGCGTGAACTGTTCCTGGGTGATTGTCTATTAAAGCTAGGTTAGCGGAACTAAGTATTGCCGGAATTAATATTCGTTCATTTTATGTTCCAAAAAATAACGCTTCCACAAAAACAGCACATTTTGCATTTAATTTACGTTTAAATGTCAATGACTCTTATTTAATGAGAAAGTTAGGAGATAATCCTAGTATTCTACAAGATTGGTGTTCTAAAATTGATGCAAAACAATTACAAGATGTTCGTTTTAGGGTATTTATTGAAAAAGAAAATGATGGACAATTTGAATCCGTTTATAATTCTGAATTTATAGAATTTGGGATTACTGATGTTACTAGTCCTATTGAAATCAAGAAAAAGAGTACATCTAATTTCTTTTTAAATGAATTTGATTGAACTGAATGGTATGGTGATTCAAGGGTTCTTTGAAAAAACGTTTCTGGAAAAATAGAAGGATTAGATGCTGATGGAAAAGTTAGGGTTAGGATGATACCTGTTTTGTTTGAAGAAGAATATAATTATAAAATAGTATACGATAATCTGGAACAAAGTTTATTATTTGATCTATCTGCTGTAGAAGACGATGAGTGAGATGTTGGAAGTGAGCTTTATCAGTTTTATTTGAGTTCAGATGGAAATACTCAATATATTTATACTGATATAACAGGTCCAATGATTTCTAGTTTTCCAGTAAATCTATATTACCAAATATATGATATTAATGGAAATGCGTTGTTTAAAGATGTCAAAACATTTGAAGATTATTCTGGTATTGGCGAAAATGTATTACAAATACCATTTGACAAAAATATATTTAGAAAAGAAAATATATATGTAATACAGTTTAAATTTGCACCATCAGCTGATGAAATTGGAAATTTTCCAACTACTACAAGATTTTTAATTAGTAGTGAAGTATTTAATGATTTCACAGATGTTTTGGTATATGATAGAGACATTAAGTTTGATGAATGGATTAAACGTTATTGAGCTCACAATAAAACAGAATTTAAACTGAATTATAAAGATGTTGATATAGAACATCCTGTAGGAATAGTAGATGAGATTATATATGAAAATAAATTAGAAGGAAATGTTCCTACAGATTCTGATATAAAATATGGTATAACAGAAGATGATTCTCCGAAACAGTACAATACGTTTTTTCCAGATGAAAACTCTGGTTTGTCTGATTCGATTAAGTATAGAAAAGGATTTTCGTATTTTCTTGAGTACAATACCGAAGTAAAAGAACAATCTTTAGAAGGAGATATTTGAAAAGGATTTGCTCCTAAAAATGAATTAAAGATGATGGATTATTCAAATAATATGAAGGTTCCTTTTTCACAATATCCTTTAATTGATCCAGAACATCCGGCTTATAGAACTGAGATTATATCATCATATGTAGAGTTATTATGTAAATATCATAAAATGGGTTTGCCATTTGATTTTGCAGATGTAGATTTTTGATATTTTTCTGATAATTTGGAAGATCTTAAAGTGGATGGCAAAATACTTCCAAATGCAACAGGTAAACTATCTGAATACATGTACAATTTAAGTATTGTTATAACTGGAGCAAAAGGTGCGGATGATAATGGCGAAAATAGAAGCGTTTCAGTAAAAGGAAATCTACTTCGTTCCGGAAACGTATCCGGATACGAATACGCCGACTATTATGACGGTAAAAATGAAAAGCATGGATTTGTACCATATCACAAAATATATGAAGTTTTAAATGATAAAAAAATACCATTTTTATTAGTAAAAATTGATTATAAATTACAAGGTCGTACAGATAATTATGAGTTAATTCAAACTATTTCTGGAGGTCCTAATGATGGAGACATAACCAACGATTTTACATTTCATAAGGAATCGAATACATCATTTTCTTTATATTACATTGCATTTAAAGAAAGAACTGAAACAATGCCTGTATTAGTCCCACTTAGTATTTCAAATGGAATAGAATATTTTAATAATATTTGTAAAAAACTTTCAATTGCGTTAAAAGATGTAAATGGCTTTACTATTACAGATCGTTATATTTTAAATGTGGAATCCGAAATTCAATATGATCCTAGATTAACTATTTATAATACAGGACAGTTTTCAAATTTAATTTATAAAGGACACAATCTATATAGTAAGCAAAATAGGATCGACCTTGTTTCTATATTAGAAAAACGTTTCGATTCACAAATAAATAGCTCTATTTTTATAGATACTCAAAACGATATTGCAGATGCAATGTATGATGAATCATTTATTGTATTTGATAAAGTTCTGGCAAAAGTTGCTTTCGATTCAGAATCATTTCCATATGTAAGTAAAAATAATAATAGAGGGATCAATGAAATAAGAATGCAAATAACAAAATTATCTTCTAAATCGGATTCTGATTTTTTAACATGATCTAATTCGTCTCAAATAAATGAGGGACCCCCTATTAAAGGATTGTATTGTGAAGATGTGCTAAAGTCAGAGAATGTTTTATTACAAGAAATGAATTCTGGATATTTATATAGAAAAGACGGAAATATTTATATATATGGTAAACCTTTTGTTTTAACAGAAGGAATTACTGAAAAAACATTTGCTGATAAATGAAAGGATTCTAATAAAGGTATTATAAAAGATACTATTTTCAAAAACAAAGCGCAATGATTCTGTTGACACAACTGATGAAATTCTGGAGCCGAATCCGATAACTACATTGTACTTGGAGGGTGTTTAGCATCAGACCCTTATTTTAGAATAGATTTAAAATGAAAAAGTTGAATTTAAGTGAAATTTAATCTATATGCTAAAAAATATCCACAAGAAGGAGATTTACAACACACATACTCTCCTTTAAAGAATTTACTTGAGGAAGACAACTCCATAGTTAATTTTAACACTAAGGAGTTGTCTATAGACCTCAACAATCCTTTAAATATTGAGTGTCAACCTTCTTATGATGGAACAGTAAATCTTATTATTAATGATGATAAAAATCCACCAAGAATTATTAATTCAAGATTTACTAAAATAGAAGACAATAGATTTAGAATAATCAATCGTAATCAAACCGAACAAACAAATTTATATAAGCGAGGTGAGATTGATTTGTCTACTAGACTATTTAGAAATATAAATAAAATTCCAAAATTTGATTTTGTTGAATTAAACTATTTTGGACAACTTAAAGGTGGAAACTATACGTTTTATATAAAATATGCAGATAGTGATTACAACAAAACAGATATAATTTGTGAGTCTGGACAAATATCAGTATTTAAAGGAAATTTGTTTGACATTAATTCGATATCCGGAACTCTACAAGATGAACGTACAAATAAATCAATTAAACTACTTTTAAGTAATATCGATGAAACATTTTCTAAATTCTATGTTTATTATACTAGAGAGTATAGTGATCTAAATGGATTTAGAATGATGGAAACTGTAGAATTGGTTAAACCATATGAGATTCTTGGAGATTCTCAAGAAATAATTATAAACGGTTTTGAACAAAGCAATCCTATTAGTAGTGATGAATTAAACATTAAATACAATTATGTATCAAATGTTAAAACTCAAGCTCAGGTTCAAAACATGCTTTTCTTTGGAAATGTAGAAAATGTAAATGTAGATGTAAAAAATTTACAAAACATTTCTTATTTCTTTGAAGTTGGATTGCATCAAAAAGAAAAAAGTATCGGTTGGATTGACCCAAACACATATCAATCACAAAATCACAGTATTGATTCATTAGAATACTATGATTCTAAAAATGTGTATTATAATCTTGGTTATTGACCTGATGAAATTTACAGATTAGGTGTTGTTTATATTATGAAAGACGACTCTTTAAGTCCTGTATTCAATTTAAGAGGTTGTGTGTTTCCAAAATTATCTTCAGAAGAGGGCGGAGTTACTAATATTGGTAATTCTACATTACAATATAAAAAATGAGATCCTGTTTCTAGAAAATGAATTACAAATTATTTAGAACGAGACGAGTTCTTATCTTCTGAATCTGATTTATCTAATACATTTGGAGTATTTAAAAATCCAACACAAACCGATACAACTCAAATTCAAGATTATAAGAAAAAAGAAACTAAACCGTGGTATTACAAAATTACCATACCTACTGTTACTTGTTCTGATGGTACTAACACAAAGGAATTTGATTTAATGTCTGAATTAAAAGAATTTGGAGTTAAAGGCTTTTTCTTTGTAAGACAAAAACGAATTCCACTTACATTATGTCAAGGTGTTGCTTTAGGAATTGATAAAGAAAGTGCATTACCAATTTTATATGATTCTGTAACTAAAAACTATTTTTCTGAGAGTTTTCTTAATCAAACAAATGGTGAATTAAAATCATTATTCTTAAATAGAAAAATGGTTACTGATAATAGAAAAGGTTCTGCAATTATTTCACTTGATGCGTGTTTGGTTCCAGAATTACAGTCATCGTTAGATGGAAGTTCATTTTTGTTACAAAGAGTGAATACCAATGGAACATTGGTACAAAACGATAGACGTTTTAGTTTATCTTTTAAAGACAATAATTCAATGACATATCGTTCTGCAAAATGTGTCTTTATAAATTCTGATGTTCCATACAAGTATGTAGATGGTTTTGGATTTAGTTCGAGAGCCGGTTCTGCAGAATCAACAAAAACATTCTCTTTCTTTGGAGATAGTTCTGATAAGAAATATGAAAAAGATAATAGAAAACTTGCTAGAGGTATTTATTCACCATACATAGCTGTTTGTGCAAATCTTGAAAATAATGCAATCTACAACATAAAAACAGAAAATTATTCAAATCAATTCATGAAAGATTATTTTGGAATCAGACGTGATGATAATTCTGAATTTTATGCAATATCAGATAGGTTTGAAATAAACGATGAAAACCGAGAAAAGGATGTTTATAGAGGTGATTGTTTTACAAATACTGTTTCTATTAGATTAAATAGAAACTTTACTGATCCGGATGTTCCTGTAAATGACACAATTGTTGACAGTAAAACATGAGTTGATCATTATGGTGGTTACTTTCATACTACTTCTGAAGATAAAGAGGACGAAGAAGAGAAAATGAAATACAATTGGACTAAAATAAATAGAGGTGATTTAAATGCAGTACCGTTAGGTATGTGATTATCTTATAAATGTATGTCCAATTATAATTTGGGTTTGCGTGCAGAAGATAGAAGTTACACAGAAGAAACCGCATTAATGGGAAATCCTAGATCATTTTACCCTCTTCAAGATACTAGTACAAAAGCAGCTAATAAAATTGAGGAAAGTTGAATTTTAAATAATGGATATTCCGCTACAGTTAGTAGAAAAACGAATCTTATAGCACCAAATATACCATACATCAAAGATTTATTTGATAATAGAGTGATGTTCTCAAATGTTCAAGTAGATGGGGATTTTAGAAATGCATATCGTATTTTTCAAGGTTTGTCTTATGCAGATATTGATAGGCAATATGGTGCAATTGTAAAATTAATACCTTGAGGAGTTAACTTATTATGTGTATTTGAACACGGTATTGGAATTTTGCCAATTAACGAAAAGGCACTAATACAAACATCTACTGAACAGTCCATTCACATGTATGGAGCAGGAGTACTTCAAAATCAAATCTCTTTAATAAGTCCTGATTTTGGAAGTATTTGACCAGAATCTATTATTAGAACCCCTATCGGAGTATATGGTGTTGATACTTATGCAAAGAAAATTTGAAGATATACTACAGAAAAAGGTTTAGAAACCATCTCTGATATGAGAATTCAAAGGTTCTTAAACGATAATATCAAACTGAATGAAAGTGACAAATACCCTATTATTGGTTTAAAAAATGTTAAAACACATTATAATAACTATAAAGGTGATGTAATGTTTACTTTTTATAATTTTGTTGAGGGCAAAGAATGAAATATGTGTTATAATGAACGTCAATCTAAATGAATTACTAGATATTCTTGAACTCCGCTTTATTCTGAAAACATTAATAACATTTTTTATTCTTTAGATAAAAAGCGTGCGGAAGTATTAGCACATATTTATGATAACAGAAATGCTACTTATGGAATAAACACAACTGAAAACGAATGGAAATTTATTTCAGAACAAGATAGGACGTTATCGGATACATTTGAAACAGAAATTAAATTAGTAGGTGTAAGTTTAGCAACAGGGTTTGATATGACAGTGGATTCAATAGAATCTTCATATATCAAAGATGGTGTAGAACATAAAATAAATGCCGATAAAAATTTTATTTCAAGATATATTCGTGTACATAAAACAGAGGATGAATCTGTTTGAAAATTATCTTGAACAAAAGAAGGAATGCAGACTTTGTTAAAAGGTAAAGGATTGTCTTATAAAGTACCACTTTATTATAAAATAAATGTTACAGTAACTCCGTATATGAAAAACGATAGTGGTGTTAAGACTGAATTTACAAACACTTTTAGCAGAACTATTGGTGTTGTAGTAACACACGAGTATGCTCCAAAGGAATATGATGACTTATTAGTTAATGGATTTTATGTACATGGTAGGGCTGGTATATTTAATGAAATTAGATACGATGATGAAAATAATACTAATCAAATCCAACCTACTAAATGGTATGACAAACAAGAACCGTTTGAATTCGAATTTGTTGTAAATAACGAAGTTGGATTACATAAGATTTTTAACAATTTGGTAATTATTTCCAATAATGTTCAACCAGAATCTTTTGAATTTAGTATTACAGGAGATGTCTATTCATTGTTTAAGAATTCGGGTAAATTTGATAAATCGCTTAAAAAGAATCTATATGATTCTAAAAAAGGATTTAAAAATGTAGAGTTAGAATATGATCCGATTCTTAACAATTACTCTTTAGTTGTACACCAAGAATCAAAAAACATGGATGATCCGAAATATCGTAGACGATTGGGTAATATTCAATATAAAGAAGATTCTTGATATGTAACAATGGACCCTATTATATTTGATCCTAAATTGCAAGCAAATAAGGATAGTGTTGGAGTTAATTGATCTTCTACAAAAATTAGAGATAAGTATTTAAAAATTCGTGTTAAGTATAGCGGTGAGGACTTAGTGATAATTACCGCACTACGTACTTTAATGAGTTTAAGTTATGCGTAATAAAATTACAGAAGAACGAATAAAATGTAAGTTTGGGGACATTTATGATTATTCAAAATTAAATTATATCGATATAAATAGTAAAATAACTATAATTTGTCCCGAACACGGAGAATTTCAAATTTTTCCGCGAAACTATTTAAAGAGTAAAGTTGGATGTCCTAAGTGTGCGCATAAAATAAAAGGGATGAATAAAATTAAAAAAAATAGCAAAGTATTTGTAATAAAAGCAAAAGATGTTCATAAAAACAAATACGATTATTCTAAAGTAGAATATAAGGGCGCTCATAACAAAGTATGTATTATTTGTCCCGAACATGGGGAGTTTTGGCAAACACCGTCTGCACATTTATATGGGCAAGGATGTCCTACTTGCGCAAAAATAAAAGCAAAAGAATCTCAAATAAAAAATACAGATTGATTTTTAAAACAGGCTAAAATAGTACACGGTGATCGATACGATTATTCTAAATCAAATTATAAAGGTTCTTTTGAAAAAATAGAAATAATATGTCCAGTACATGGTTCCTTTTGGCAAACAAGTGCGTCTCATCTTTCTGGATGTGGATGCCCAAAATGTAAAAACAAAAGTCAGTCTGAACTATTTACTAGATTAAAATGTGTATTTTTTAAAGAACATATAGAATACGAGGCATCTCCAAAATGATTAAATGGTCAATTTTTTGATATATATTTTCCTAAATATAATGTAGCTATAGAATATAACGGTATTCAGCATTATGAACCAAGGGATCAATTCGGAGGAATTAATGAATATCACAAAACTATCGAAAGAGATCGTCTTAAAATACAAAAATGTAAAGATAATAATTGTAAACTGTTTATTTTAAAATACGATTATTGTCAAAAAGATTTTATTAAATTGATTAATGACATTAACATTGTTATATTAAGCTATTCATAATATGAGAAAATATATACCGAAGTTCACAGAAGGGGGTTCTACCGATCCCCTTCTGTCGGACAAAAATAATGTTCGAGTACAACCGCTTGGATCTTATGCATCAGTTAAGAAACAAAAAATGGCACAAGCGGAATTAAGTGGAAAAGAAGCAGAAGAATATACTAGACAACAATACAAAGCAGATAAAATAGAAAATAAATTACAAATGCAAGCTGCTGGTCAACCTACTGGTTTAAAATCTGATAAAGCACAATCAATTACAGGAGGTGTCGCTAAAGGTCTTTCTGCAGTAACAAGTCGTGCATCTAATTTTGTTGATGTAGATGAAGATTCTAATTTTGCAGGACAACAGGCTATAGGAAATGCACTAATGTCATCTGGAAATCCTTATGCTATGGCAGCAGGAGCTGCATGAAACGCTTTATCAGTAGTAGATCAAGCTCTTGGAACAAATATCAACACTATTGACAAAAAACAAGCTTCTGCTGCAGGATTATCTAAAGGTCAGAGACTTTTAAATAATGTTTTGGGGTTTTTTCCTGGAAATCCTATTGCAGCATTAGCATCTACCAAAGTTAATAAAGCTACAGAAATGACAGATGAAACTAGACAACTATCAAATGCATTTGGTGGATCAGTTGAAGATATTTCTACAGCTAATTCAATGAGTGGTGGAAGATACTTATTTGGAGGTAGTAAAATAAACTCTCTTATCGATAAAGCAAATCGCGATAATAAATTGTTTACAGAAATGGGTATTACAAATACTCAGAGAAAACAATCTACATATGGTGCAGATATAGCGCAACAAAACAGAAATCGTTATGCTGGAAATACGTATAATAGTAATCGAATTGGTAAAAACGGATTGAAACTAATGTCTGTTTCTGAAATCAAAGAACTATTAGAACGTAGACGTCAATCTAATATAGAATCGTTTCAGAACGGAGGTGTTATTGGTGTAGATGTAAATGTTATTGCTGAAGGTAAATATCACGCTCATTTGAATCATCTGGAAGATACTGGAAATGAAGGATTAACAAAAAAAGGTATTCCTGTAGTTACTCATTCTGAAGGTGGTGAAATTGAACAAATTGCTGAAATCGAAAAGAAAGAATTAATTTTTAGATTGGAGGTGACTAATAAACTTGAGGAATTATTTAAAGATGGTTCTGATGAGGCAATGATTGAAGCTGGAAAATTAGTTGCTGAAGAAATAATTGAAAATACACAAGATAATAGTGGGGAGGTTTTAACAGATGAATAAATTTGATAAATTACAAATAGCGCTTATATTACAAGATATCGAATCTTTATATACTGGAAATATTTCTAATAATATTACTTCTACTGCTGGAAATCTTGTTGCTGGTGTAGAAAAAGATGGATTGGATCAACAGGATGTGATTAAGTTAATGCTTGATCAATCCTTTGATCAAAATCCACAAGGTGTGTTACAAAAGATTCAAAATAATGTAGCTTTACATTATGAAGAAATAGAAAAAGTATTTAAAGACAAAAACGATAAAGAAGGTTTAAATTCGTTAAAATCAATATTTACAAATAATCCAGATTTTTCTACATTTAGTAATAGTTTATCTAATATTATAGTTAGTAAAAAGTCAGGAGGAATTATTCATTGGAATGGACAAAAGTGTGATGCGGAACAATGTGCTGCGTTTTCCAATAGTTACATTAGAAGTTTAGGTAATACAACTAATGGTAATGCATGAAATTTAAAAGATGCCGATTTAATTTATTCTGGTTATAATACTAAAAATCGACCTAGAAAATACGATCAATCTTCTGTTGAACAATATAATTATGAAGCGGCAGATACTTTATATAGAGATTTTAAATCAGAGTCTCTAGATAAAGATAAAGTTTATGCAGTTAATATGTTTTATAAAGGATCTCCTTCATTAAAAACAGCATATAAAGACGGGAGAGATGATATTGCTGGCACACACACTGGTTATTTACAATTCAATCCTTCCACAAATAGATGAAATGTTGTACATAATATTCATGGCACAATACATGTAGATGATTTTATTGGAATACAGGGTAGTGACGGTAAATACGGAGTAACTGCTATTTTTGAACCGTATAATAAAAAAGATAGACCTATTTTACAAAGAATAAGAGATTTCTTTTTTGCAGAAGGCGGTCAAATAGGAAACAATGAAACATGACATAGTGTTTATGTAAATGATAATGAATATAAAGTAATGCTTGTAGTATCAGAATCAGATAAAGAAAAAGGATTACAGGATGTTGAAGAATTAGATTCAAATGAAGGAATGCTCTTTGATTATGTTGATGATCCTCAATCAGAAATTTCATTCTGAATGAAAGATACTACATTAGCATTAGACGTTGTGTTTATAAATGATTCTGGAATTGTAGAAGATGTTAAACACGGAGAACCTTTATCTGAAGAATTGTTAACTTGTGTTCCTAATGAAGGATCTATTATATATGTTTTAGAAGTTTTATCTGGATCTGGAATCAAACCAGGAGACAAATTTTCTATAAATAAAAATGAAACAGAAGATGAATCTACAGAGAAATCTTCAGAAAATAATTTAGAGATTCTTGGATCTAATGGAGAAGTACAAGCAACCTTACAAGGAGGAGAAAGAATATTTTCTATTAAGAACACCAAAACATTAGTTGCTATGGCAAAAAGAGCATATGAATCAAAATCTGATTCTGATTACAAAGCTCTTGGTAGAAAGATTTTTGAATATATGAAAATTCAAAACGAACGAGAACCTGAGTATGTTGAGTAAGGGAAATATTATTAAATATCAAAATCCTAGTTCTCCCTTGATTAATCGTGTAAATAAATCAAAAGCTAATTTTGTAAAAAGGTTGCTAGATCCAAATCGAAAGGTTATTCAAAATTGAGTAAATCCTTTAGATGTTTCTACACACAAACTTGGATGGGCAACAGAAGATACCAAACAAGGAGCTTTTGTTTATCCAGAAGTGCAGGAAATAAATGGAGAATTGATTGATTTTACACACCCTAGTCATCTAAGAAGTGAGGGGATGAATTCAGCGATTGAGAGAAGAGATACAGTTAGAATGACTCCAGAACAAGCTAAGTGATTTACTGAGAATTATAAGGAATATTATCCTGGATTTAAAGATGGTGGAATATTAAAAGCACAAGAAGGAACTGGAAATCTTTACGCTCCACATCCATTAAGTCCAGTAGGAATTGCTTTAAATCAAGCAAAAATTATGGCTAAAATGAAAGGAGAACAACAACATCTTCCTCCCGGAGTAAAAGAAGTAGTTGGACCTGATGGAAAGAAAATTGTTATTAGAACAGAACAACCATTACAGCCATTAGAACAAAATATTGCAGAATGATTACCTGGTACGGGAGATGTTGCTGAACTCGGTTATGTTGCAAACGATGTTAAGAATGGTAATTTGGGAAGTGCTGCTTTAGCGGCTGGATTAATGGTACTTCCTGGAAATGCTAGAAAAATACTAGATAAATTTGGAGTTGATTTAGGAGATATAAATACTTTTGCTAGATTATCAGATCAAGAATGAGACGATATGTATTTTCAGGCAATTGATTCTGGAGATATGGATCTTGTACAAACTATTAGAGACGCTCATTTTAAAGTAAAAGCTCCTAATACAAAGGCTGTTGATTCAGATGGAAATCCTATTAAGTTATTTCATGGAGAAAAAGATTCGCCAACTTATCACGATTTGCGATATTTAAACAGTGGACCAGATCATAAAGGATTAGGTGTATATTATAGTTCAAGTTCTAACGATATTGCAAAAACATATGCTCAACATAAAGGAGGTCCTACTGGACAGGTTAGAGAAGTGTATTATAATATAAAAAATCCAAATGTAGTAGACGCAGAAGGAAGAAGTTTTCAAACTGTTTTGATAGAAGAAGGAGCATATGGATCAAAAACAGGAGTTTCTACAGATCAATTAGTAAATAGAACATATTGAGACAAAGCTCCAGAAGGTTATAGAAAAAAATCAGACAAAGACGGATTGATTATTCAAAATGTTGAAGATCATGCTCCTGGATGAACCGGATCAAGTAAAGATGCGATTGCAGATAATTATGTAACATGAAATCCATATGCTGTTAAATCTGCAGAAGCAGTTGTTAGACATCCTAAAACTGGAGAAATAATACCTCTTTCAAAAAGAGATAATTTTAATATTCCAAGTATTTTAATGGGAGCTACACCAATGATTTTAGGATTAGGTGCTGTCAAAACTGTTTCTAATAATAGTAATAGTAATACTAAAGAACAACTATAAAAACAAAAAGCCCACCTAATACCTAGGCGGGCAGCAATCTCAAAAAGTTTAATGTAGTAACCCGTAGGTTCGTTCACACTCTATAACTTGATCACATTACAAAGATAGAAAAAAAATTCGAATCTACAAAATAAATCTCCAGATGTTCTTTTTGGTAAAAAATTTGCATTTGTGAAAAAAATATTGTATTTTTGTGCTAACAAAAATATGAAAATGAGAATAAGAGAAGATTATATAACATTTTAAATATTTAAAATTATGGCATTTATTAAAAAATTTCAACAGGGTGGTCCTATGCCAGCAGAAGCTGTTGCAGCACCCGCACCTGCTCCAGAGCAAGGTGGAGATCCAATTATGCAAATAGCTGAAATGGCTGGTGCAGCTCTTCAGTCACAAGATTGTGCACTTGCAATGCAAGTTTGTGAAGCATTTATGATGCTTGTAGAACAAATGGCTGGTGGTGGAGCAGAACCAGTTGGTGCGCCTGCAGGACAACCAGTATTTGCTAAGGGCGGAAAGCTCATTCGTAGAAATAGAAAGTAATCTTTCAATGAGAGATGGTAATGAGAGATTAGTCTTACTAGTCTCTCATTTTTAATATATAGTATTAACTATGGCACAAGTAAAGAAATTACAACAAGGGGGTACACTCAACATTAATGGAAAGGAGTATACCGTTGAACAGATAAATGAGTACTTAGATTCTGGACAATTTGATGCTCAAGAAAGAGCGTCTCTTGCTGGAACAGTACGTGCTATACAAGAAGGAAAAGCTAGGTATCTTGATGCTAATAGCAATTCTCTTTCTGGAGATGGCGATGTAAATGAGGATTTTGCTGAATATTTCGGAAGTCAGGGACGTGCCAATAGAGGTCGTTCTGGATGAAGTGTTAAAAAGCAGAATCGACACGCTAGTAGAAATACAGATTTTGCAATTAGAGACAGAGCTTTAGCGAAACTTGGAGGTATTGAAAATTACTTATCTAGTGGTGAAGTAAAAACAAAAACAACAGATACTACTAAACTTGGAAAGGGAAATGGTTGATTTTATACAGATGGCAAATATATAAAAGGTCCACAGAACATAACTAACGAGAAACATATCCGAGATGTATTTTCATATTTAGGATCGGATGACGAAGGTCGTAAAGCATGAGAACTTGTAAATTGGGGAGATGATATGTCTGCACTTTCTAATTGATATGCTGGACAAAGTGTGGATGACCTTTTGGGAAGGATTCGATCAAATTCACTAACTGATGAAGACAAAGAAGTTCTTAGTTATATGGGTTACGTTCCAACCGAAGCAGACATAGCTAGTTCTACAGTTGCTTCTGATAGAGATCGATTTGCTAAAGCTGGATATGATTATGATACTTGGTCTGGAATTATTGATTTTGATAAAGATGGTAATGCGATTCTTCGTGTAGGCGAGGATGGTAAAACAGCTTTTAGTTCATTAGGAGGAAATGGTAATTATTTCTTTAATGATAGTTTCTTCGCGAATGGACAAAACAGCAATCTCTCTTTCTTAAAAGATCATTTTGTTATAGACGGTAAGGTTTACAAAGCAAGTGATGCATCGGTAGAAGGAACTGCTTTATATAACATATTAAGACAAACGGGTGGATTTTATGATAAAAATAGAGTGGGGGACTGAGAAGGTGCTGATTCAATTATCAAACATCTTTGGGACGGAAGAACAAATTATAGTTTAGGTTCTGGAGATACTTATTCTAAATTTTTAGCAGAACATCCAGAATATAGATGGACGTCTATTACTGGTGCATATGATACACCTTTGGCACCTGGTGAACAATTAATTGAATTTTATGATCCAAATGGATTGACAGATGCTTTTGGTTATGGACAGGCTAAATGAGCTATTTTAGATCAAGATGGTAATTTTTTAAGATTTGTTGATTCAAAAGGAAATCCTACTGGAAATAATCCATCTGCACTATCTGGTAGAAAGATCGCTAGAACTACAACTGGAAACACAGATCATGACGGATTAGTAATTCATGATTTTGTAGATGAAACAGGTAAATCTACTGGTATAAGAATTTATAAGAATCCTGTAAACGGTGATATGATTTATAGCGGTCCTATTAAAGGTACAGTTAATCAATTCCAAGATTACAAAATTCCAAAAGAAATTGCAGACATATTAAATGTCTATGGTGATACTTTTTGAACTAATTTAATGAAAAATTCTAAACGACAAAATGATTTTGCTAGAATGATAGGCAGAACTGTTAGTTCTGGAATTAGAGATTTTATGGGCAGATGACCATTTGATGAAATTAGTAAAAGAGAATTCATGGAACTTGGTATTAGTGAGGAACACGCGGAAGAATTAGTAAAATGATTTAAACATTATAGTAAAAATAAAAACGTGGGAGATATAGATCAAAGAAAAGTAGATCGATTAGTCGATAAAGTTGTATTACGTAAAAATGGAGGTCATATATCTAAATTTCAACCTGGAGGTGCTGTAGGTACTGGACAAACAACAGGTCATACACAACACACTCTTCAAGGAAAATACGATAATCCAGAAAATTTTGCAGCATTAGGTTCAGAAAAACTTAGTGGAGCAGATTATGCAGAAATTGCAGCATTGATAGCAGACGCAACAGGTATTGGATTAGGTTTATCTGGTGCGCCTATTGCATCAGGAGTTGCTGGCGCTGTTGGTTCTTTATCTGGATTTGGAGCGGATATTGCAAAGGATGGTTTAGATTGAGGTGATGCTGGTTCATTAGGTATAAATTTAGCGTTAGACCTAGCATCTGTAATTCCATTCGTTGGATCTGGTGCACAAGCAGGAAAGACTGTATTTAAATTAAGAAAAATAGCTCCTACTGCATTAAAACTTTTATCTGCTTATGGTATTTCTGATGCTACGAAAATGGCATTTGATAAAATTACAAACGGAGACGATTGAACAGTACGTGATGTAAGAACGGTATTAAATGCATTATCTGGCGCAATTTCATTAAGTAAAACAGGTATTGGAGGAGGTAAGCGTCCTACTAAAACAACAAATGAAGTAGAAGTCAAAGTTAAAGGCAAATCTGAAAAAGTTAGACTAACAGATGTTGAAGTTAAAAAAATAAATGAATCATCTAATAGTAAACAGGAACTTACTGACATTGTTGCTGCAAAAAGAGGAGTTTCTGCATCTGATATAGATGTGGAAGGTAGTTTTGTAAAAGGACGTTGATATAAACCGAAAACTTGAGGTACTTCTGGAAAAGTGGATGCTCCAGATACAGAAATACCAGTTAGTTGAAGAGAATCTATTAAAACAGATGGTAATCCAATTACAAGATGAGCATCTGGTAGAGGATATGAGCAGGCTCAATACAATGAGTTTTTACGTTCTGGACAGTGAAAAGAAGTTACCCCTGGTACAACATATCGCCAATCAAAAACTAAACCGGATGATAGTTGAACAGATGTAACCGAAATAAAAGATGCTACAGGAAACGTTGTTGGATATCGTGGTAGAGCGCCTCGTACAACAGATGCTACTAGCACATTAAGAAAGGGATTTAACAATTCATTCGATTCTAAAAAATTAACCAGACGACAAAGAGAGTTGTTACGTAGAGCTGCTATTTTTACACCAAATTACGTACACGATCGAGATTTTAAAGAAAATGAATTACCCGCTGGATATATACCTATTCCAATACCAGTCGTTGTTCAAGATTCTTTAGGAAACAGACCTCGATTCAAACAAGGTGGTATATTAAAAGCACAAAGTGGATTGAAATTTTCAGATTGATCTGAAGAAACAAAACAACGTTTTAGAAACGCTAAAGCTGCAGCAGAAGCTGCTGGAAAAGCTAGTTTTGATTTTGAGGGTACTTCTTATGGATTAAAGAAAGGTGCAGATTTACCTAATCAACCTGAAATTACAGCGATACCTATTGGATTAAACGATAATGCTAATTGAACAAAATATAAGGACGGATCTGAGATATATAATGGTCCTGGAGAGTTTCAATATAGTAGTAAACCAGTAATTCCAGAATTAACTAAATCATTAACAGACGGAATACCTTCTACTAATGATGTTGCTGCTCAATTTAGGCAAAATTATAATATAACTGAATATACAACTCCTACATTACCAGAAACTGTAGATGTAACAGAAGAATTTGTTGATGAACCTACTTTAGCAGAAGATCTTGCTGCAAATGGATATTCTGACAAATTAATTAGAAAACAACAACGTTGACAAAATAAAGCTGCTAGAGATGCAGCTAGAAAAGCTGCTGGAAATCCAGTAGGTGACGGTACAAATGGAGGTTCTAATTTAAGTGATTTTTTCAGAATAGGAAAAATGTTGAATGCTGTTAGTGCTGATGCATTTCAAAGAAAAATGGCTAGAAATGTATACAATAGCACAATGCGCGGAATGTCATCAAATGTACCTGAGTATTATAACAGATTCCAAGATTATGGTATTGGAGAACAATATAGACAAGCTGCCAACAATTTAAGAAGACCAATTGTAAATGTTCATTCTGATATTAACTCAATGTATGCCGATCAACGTGCTAGAAACGATCAAGCTGTTAAAATGGAACTAGAGGGTGGTTTAAAACAATCACAACTTTATTCTGACTGGATGGACCGTCAAAATGAATTAAAACGAACTTATGCAGTTAAACGTACAGAAACAGAAAATGCAAATCGATTAAAGGCCGTTAATGCGGAAAATGCGTATTGAACTCAGATGGGAGCTAGTAGAGCACAAATGCAAAATGTTATGGATAACGCTTTAACTGAACAATTAGGATTATATACACAAGATAGAAATATGAACTATCAATTGGCGGATCAGGGTGAAAGTTTAAGGTATACAAGCGATGCTAATAACATTCGTGCTAGTTATCAACAAAAACTAAACGATGCTATTTCTGCTGGAGAGGTAAATTCTGGTACAACACTAGATGAATATTTTACTGCAAATCCTACCGAGTATGAAAAATACATTAATCAAATGAATGCTTTACAAACAGAAACTTTAAGTAGAAGAATGAATAATTATAGAACATATAATCAACAATCTATTTTTTCTGCTAAAAAAGGTGGTAGAGTTTCATCTCGTCAACGTTCTGCATCAGATCAAATTTGAATAAACAATCAAAAAATATCTGCAGATGCTATTAAACAGTTATCTAAACAGGCATTTGAATTTTTAAAAATGGCATTGTCATAAATGAAAATAAAAAGTTATCAAGTCGGGGGTGTAGTTTACACCCCCTTTGTTCCTAATCAAGCACAAACTACAACAGGAACAAGTGTTGGTTCTAGTACTACAAAATCATCAGATTCAAACGATGAAAAGTTAACTGGAATTAAAAAAGAAATTGTAGATATATTAAAATCTAACGGAATACCTAGTGACGTAGATTTGTTTTTAACAAAAGCAAATTCTTTTTTGGCAAATTCTACGTCTTTAAGTAACATGTCGTTGTTTGGAGGAACTAATGATGACTATGACTTATCGGATTTAGTGAAAATCCAAAAAATGGCAAATGACGTAAAATGAAATAAAGATAGACATGAAAAAGCCGTTGCTAATCTTGACGATGAGGATGCTTGAGGAGAGGTTGCATTAGATTCAAGGGGTTATATGTATGTTAAAGATCAAGATGGAAATTTAACTACTGTTTCTGCATCAGAATATGCAAAAGGTTATGATGATCAAAAATATAAAGCTATTACTAATGAACAATTATTAGGATATCGTGAAGCAAAAGGATCACCTCTTGCAATGAATTCAGAAGTTTTATCTAGTATTGGTGGGGCCATAGGAATTAGATCTGTACAAGAGTATCTGTTAGGTCTTGTAGAAAAACTCGGAACTACTACAGAACAAGGTTATGCTTCTAAGAAACAAAATCAAATTGTTAATGGAATAGAGACGTTAATGGCAGCTGGTCCAGATGGTTACTACAAAATAACAGATGAACATCAGGCAAAAGATATTAATGTAGCACTAACATATTTATATAGTCAATTATCTGAACCGATGAAAAGAACTCTTCGTGCAACAATTGCTTCTGAAGGTGGTGATCCTACAAAAGATTCTGCTGAATTTATAAGTTTGATCCTAACTCAAAACACAGATAGTAAACGAACTGTTGATTTTGATACAGATACTACAAAACATTATTTAGAACAAACAGGGCAAGATATGTCTCCTGAAAAAATGACTGAAATAAACGATGCTATTCGTTTAGGAACTGGACAGGATTTAGGTGTTCCTCAAAGATTTCAAATTACTACAAAAGAAGGTGGGATTGCATTTTCTGTATTTGGTCAAAATGCTGGAAAAGTAAAAGACAAATCTGGAAATCCATTACCTTCTACAAATGTAGAACAATTATTAATTAAAGCTGAAGCAATTGGAGGTTTAGCTTTAGGATCAGTTTCTTTTGGAGATCAACTATTACATGAATCTGATTACAATAAGGTAATGTTTAATGCAAATAAAAACATGTACCGTGTTGAAATGCCGTACAAAGAAGTTTCTGCTGGAAAATTTGTTCCAAATTTTGAGTTACATGCTAAATTAAATAGGGTTCAAGATAGATTAAAAGGACAGCCTAAAATAAAACAAAATATTTTGTCGGCGTTAAAAGCAGAAGGTATTTCTGAATCCGAAGTACAAATTGATGAAAATGGAAATGTGTATGCTAGAAATACAATGCCGTTTTTAGTGCTGGGTGGTATAGCTGGTTCTGGAACATTGAATTTCAATGAAGAATCACCATATATTCATAATTTATCGAGAGAAGAGGGAAATGCATATAAAGGTATGTATAATAATATTATTTTATCCGGAGATCCTTACAGTGATAAAGACATTACTGGAAACTCTGAAACATGAGCTGGATATAATATGTATGAAGGAAATATATTTATAGCAATAGATCCTAGTGTTGCTGCACATGTTGGAGGTAAAACTAAAGCTCCAGAATCTGCTATTACTAATGTAACGCAACAAAATATGCAACACTCTGGAATGATTACAAATTTCTAATATGTCTAATAAACCAAATGATTTTTTTGCAACGTTGATGTTTCAACCTAACACAACGTTTGAAGATATGGCAGCAGAGGGATTAACTGCTGATAATTTAGGATTACAATCTAGAGATTATTATAAAGATATACAGCAAGTTAAGGACACATTTGTTGGAAAAGACGGCCGTTTCGATAATAAAGCTTATAATACATTTTATGATGATTGTTTGTCATTGTATAATGAATATGCACAACAAGATTATGAAAAATTAGCTTTACAAAATTTTGAATACAATCCTGATGTATGGTGAGCTCCAAGAAATGCAAAGAAAATGGATACTGATACACAAATTGTATTTGGTAAAAACCCAATGAAAATTAGTGTCGGTGTGAATTACATTACATCTGCTACCAATCCAACAATGAGTGTTAGAGAAATAGCTCAAGCAAATGTTGTAAGAGATCATGAAACAGGTGAATCTCTTGGTTGAACTCCAAATGAGAAAGGTGGATTGTTTAAATCTTTTTCTAGACCAACTCTTGTTTTAGCTACATGAGATGAAGATGGAGTTCATGAAGAAAATGGTAGAACTGTACAGCATAGAAAGGGTGAATATAAATTTGATGAAGAAGGATCTCCTTATTATGAAACTTTAGGTAATCGTGAAGTGTATGGAAAGGATGTTTTACATTACACAGATACTTTTACAGTAGATGGTTCTAAATTAAATAAATTTGACTTTTTTGATTCTGATGGAATAGACAAATCTATTGGTGGAACATTAATGAAAACGGCAGTAAAAACACTACCGATGTTAATTCCTTATGTAGGTCCTATATTAGGATATGTTGGTGCAGCACTAGCATTAGCTGATTTGATTCCTGTATTAGGTAAGTCAATAAACGGTCTTCTTTCTTCTAACGACAATGAATTTGGAAAAGCTATGACCAAATTCGAAAGTTATATGGCTCGATTTGAAGGAAGTACTTCGGATTATTCTAGAAATAAAATGATTTCTATGGAAAATCTCGGAAATCTTGTATCTTCTGTTTCTCATCAGCTATTTCAACAAAAAGCGGTTGGTATGATTCCTGGTTTACTTGGAAATCCAAATAATCCAGAACATGTAAAATTGGGCCAAAAAATGGCACTTGCTTATATGGCAGGTACGTCTGCAAAAGAAAATTATTCATTATTCCGAAGTGCTGGCGCCAATGAAGAAACTGCTGGATTGGCAATGTTAGCTAGTACATTTGCTTTATATGGATTAATGAATTCAGAATATCTAGGATATAAAGACACCCTTTTTAAAGGTTCTTGATTGGATGAAAGTGTAACTAAAGCTCCAGCAATGAATTTTGCAAAAGAATGGAGTGAAAAATATGCAAAAGAAGGTGTTGAAGAAATAGTGGAAAATGCCACTGAAAATTCAGCAAAAAAAGGTTTGTTTAATTGAATGAAAGAAACCTATACAAAACACCTTAAGGGTGCTCTAGCCAAACAAACATTTATTGCAGCATCAGTTAATGAAGGTATTGAAGAGGTGATGGAGGAAGGTGTTGCTGATATGATGAAGGCTTTTGCAAAAGGTGCTGAGGCTCTTGGTATAAATACTACAAGTTCTGATAATAAATTAGATTTCGGAATGACTGTAGAAAATACACTCGCGCGTTACGCTATGGCTTTTGGTGGAGGTATGCTTGGAGGTGCTATTTTTCAAATGCATGGTAAGTGAGATGATTTCTTACATAATAAGTTTTTAGAAAATACTGAAATTGAAGATTTATCCAAACTTACTTACATGATCGCAGAAGGTCGCGCTGAAGAAATTAGAAACTACTATCGTAAATGACATAAAGAGGGCCGTTTAGGAAGCACAAATCTTGGAAGTAAGTTTGAAACAATAGAAAGTGTTAAAGGTAAAGAAATTGTTAGTGAAGCAGTCACTGATGGACTAACACATAATGATATTGTATTTAACGCTTTAATGCAACAAATTGATTTAATTGAGCAAATTTTATCAGAGGAACAATTAAAGGTAAATGAAAAAACTCTTGGAGAAATTCTTAAAATGAATGGTGATGCAAGAGGTATGGCTTTAGCAGATACTTTTGTAAAATCTGGAATTATGGGAAGTTTCTTAAACGAGTTCAATCGTTTAGGTACTCAGATTGTTAAAAAAAGAGCTCGTTTAAATCAATTGTTAATTGAATCTGAAAAAGTAGGAGATACTTCTGAATCTAAAGAAGAAACCAAAAAGGCAATTAAAAATAATGCTGAAATTAAACAACTTGAAGAAGAGTTGAAGGTTCTTAGAGAGCAGCGAGATGCAATCTTAAAAGGAGAACGAAATGATTATTATATGGGTCAAATCTTATTTGTAATGAATGACGAACTTAACAAACATTTCGTTCGACTTACTAAAGACAATTTTGCACAATCAAAATTAGGCAAAAGATATGATTCATTAAACGATGTTGAAAAAGATCTTCTTGATGAGGATTACAATGATTATATCGCACATGAAGGTAAATATGATTTATACAGAGCGTATGACGTTTATTTAGGATTGTCGGAAGCTTGAGCTCCTAAATTAATAGAAACTGCAAAATCACTTGAAGGTTATGGTATATCTGAATCGTTTAAAGGTCAGTATGGAGCTGAGTACTTTAAAACAATTGCCAATGCTAAAAAATTACAAAAAACAATTGATGAGTTAGAGGCTAAAGAAAGTCTTACTCCAGAGGAAGCTGAAAAACTTAAAGAAAGTATTGAAGCAAGAGATGCTTTGGTACAATACCTATATCAATTGGAAACTAATCCTGAATTAGCTACACAACAAATAATATCTGATGAAACTGTTAAGAATTTTAGATTATTAGGTGTTGATGCAGACGAAGATTCTATTTTTGATGAAGTTGCAAAAATAATAGAAGATACTTATACAAAAGCTAGAGACAAGAAAGAGGTTTTTTATGATGATAATGATCTTAATGGCTTTTACAGTACTTACATAAAGTCAAAATTTGGAACTGGTGTTTCTAGTAAATTTAGAAATTTTTTAGACTTTATTTTAAATGACGATACTGCTCCAGAAATGGACAGTATTGATGAATTGTTGTCTGATAGTGAAGCTTATAGTACAGATTCTAGCAATTTTTTCAATAGAACTTTTGATCAAGCTCAAGAAGATTTTATAGCTCAAATGGACATTTTTGCAAAATCTTTAGGTAAAGATAATATTGCAGCTGTTAGAGCTTATCGTGAGGCAGAAAGAATCATAAGAAGTTCTAGTACTGCTCCAGATGAATTAGTACAACTTTTTATGGATGAAATGTTTGGAACGATTAATGGAGAATCTATTGTTAATTTTATTCAAAGAATCGATGATATTAGAAAAGATGTTAAATATCATCCTTTTGAAGATTTATTTGCAGAATTTGTAATAAGTGTTAATGGAACTCCATCTAAACTTTTAGACATTTTAAGATCTGAAGAAAAAAGACTTGCTTTACAAGAGAATCTTCTTGATTACACAATGGATAATGATTTTGTAAAAGAAGAACTTAAAGAAATCGGTCTTCTTTTAAATGCGTTTAGAGGTATTATCCATGGTGCTTTTGATGGAACAAATAATAGAATAAATCCTTATAGGCAAGTTATAAAAGGTAAAGAGTTATTGGCAGATTTAGATGAAACTTCTGCAAAAATATTACTTGAAGATGCAGAAAGACTTCAAATGAGAATTGATACTCTATTAAGAGTTAATGAAGCATCACAATCAAGAAAATCAAAAATGCAACAGAAGATTGCTTGTAATATGCGTCCTAAATTCATTAAATCTTTGTTAACTCCAGCTTTTGCAAAATCTGTTAAAGATGCTCTTAAAGGAATTGATTTAATAAAAATTTGAGATGGTATTGAAAAACCATCGGATTATGTTGATGTAGAATCAATTAGTATAAATGAGCAAAACTACGGTGAGTGAGAATCTGTTTTTATAGAATTTGAATCACAAGTTTTTGAAGAATTTAAATCTTCTTTTGGAAGAGATATTTACAAACCAGAGTTTGCAAAATCGCTTCGTGATTTATTTGGTGCGGATGTAGTTAAAATGATTACTACTCGTTTAACAGATGACCCTAACGCAATCATTGAATCTTATGATTTAATGAATTATTTTGTATCTGTTATTACAGTTAATGCTTCTGATTTCTATGCTAAATATAAAGGTGTCATTGAGAGTGATGATTTTGAATTTGCTCCAATTTTTGCACAAGAAATTTCAGTTAGAGAATTGTACTCTATGGCTCTTCGTCCAGATCTATTTAACAATATTGCTGATTTGTTAAAACAAGAAGGTCATTCAGACCCATATATAGCAAATAAAGCTGTATTGAAAAATGCTATGTTAACTTTAGCTGGTGCGGGCACTGGTAAGACTACAGGTATTGCGAATATTGTAGTTAAAATGTTAGACAGTGACAATACTGATTTTGTAGTATTAGCTCCTACAGAAGTACAAGTTGATAAACTTGCAGAATCTATTGGTAAAAAAGATGTTATAAAATATACTCGTGATGACATATTTAAATTTATTACCGATAGTGATACTGGCGTTGAAGCAAAAAATATTTTCTTTAATGAAGAAAAAGCTCATTTTGAACCAAAAGATATTAAAGTATCTGATAAATTAATTTTTGATTCAGGTAAACCATTAAGAATACTTGTTGTTGATGAGATAGCATGTTTTAATGAAGTAGAGCTCAAATTACTTTCTGAATATGCTGAAAAACATGGAATCTTTATTATAGGATTAGGAGATTTTAAACAAACTGCTTCTAAAAACGAAGGTACTATTAAAGGTGAGGTTCAAATGGTATCTAATGGCATTGAAGATTTTGTTTCTCTAAGAACTCCTAGTCCAACAGCTTCTTTACGTGCAAGTAATGTTGCTAAATTAGACAACTATAATATAATTAATAGTATTCTAGAAGCTGTTGAAAGAGAATATTCTTTACATCCAGAATGAGGTTCAAACGATGTTGATAAAGAATTAGCAAAATATTTGTCAACTCCTATAGAAATAAAATATCATTCTGAAGGAAAAAGAATTGTTGGAGAAAAATTTGTTGATTCTGAAGAAGCACTCAGAAAAGAAATTGAACGAGTAAAAGGACTTGGTAGTATTTTAATCATTTCTGATGATGTTACTAAATATTCTGCAATTGATGGAGTTACAGTAAGACCGTCTACAAATGTGAATGGTGGAGAATTTGATTATGTGTTTGTTGATAAAAAATGAACGGATCACAATTCTTCAAAATTTGATTTGATGCGAGATCTTTACACTGTTAGTCAACGATCTACTCAAGCTACTACAATGATTGATTATGGTATTACCAACGCTTTGGCAATTTTGAGTAAAGATAGTCCAGAATCGAACGCACCTTACGTAATGTCTGATAAAGAACGTGAAGCATTTAGAAAGTGGCGTTTAGATTCATTAAATAGAATATCCAAAACGGATAATTTTGAGGAAAATACAACTTATTATAGGACAAAACCTGTAAAAATTACTTCTTCTGCACCTAAGTTAGAGGTAAAAGGCGAAACTCCACCTCCACCTACGTCTGCATCAGAAGTAAAAACAAATCCTGTTGAAGAAGTTCCACCGGCTGCAACAGATCCTAAATTACCACCTCCTCCCCCAACACCTCCTGGTGTAATAGAAGAGGTACCTGGTTCTGAAGTAAAACAAATAGCGCCACCTACTAGTCCTGTAGATCCTGGAAAACCAACAGTTCCTCCAACAAATGATTTTGTACCAGAATCACCATTAACACTTGAGCAAGAAATTAACGAACAAATTAAACAAAGAAAAGCACCAATGTATTTAGGTGATTTTTATTCAACTATATATGATGGTATTGGTGCTAATCCAATTTTTATTCAACGAGAAGCATCGCAACCAACATCGTTGTACAATTTTGTTAATGGACGTGTAAGTGATTTAGACTATGTACATTTAATTAGTTTGATTTCTGCTCTTATTAGAAGAAATGAAAAATTCATAAATTCTGATGGAACATTAAATGTTAAAGCATTTAACAAACTTCAAAGAAGATTTAAAGCAAGTTCTGCGATATTTTTTAATGAATTTAAAAATCACATTAAGACATATGGATATCGTTTAGAATTAAAAGCAATTAACACAAAACAATCTGAGTTATATATTGTTTCTGGTAACGATAGTCATGAACTAAGAATTTATGCTGGAGTGGTTAATTCTGGAAAATCAGGAGTTTATACTGGAGAATTTACTCAAGTTAGAGGACCTAGATATGATAAATCTAATCAGACTAGACGTATTAAGGTTTCTGAAATTGCAGGTATGTATCCTGGTTTACATGTAGGATCCCAATGGGGTATAATCACTGTAAAAGATGGTGATTCTATTCCAACAGATATGGAAGGTTTTCTATTAAGTGAAAACAATAATGGTAAAACTCAAATTCTTTGTACAGACGATCCTTTATATACAGATGCTGAATTAGGAGGTTTATTTAGAACTACTCAAAAAACAATGCCTGATGGAACAGTTGTTAATTGAGCATTTGCTGATGATCATACAGTTACTTTAGCTGGAGTACAACGTGCTTTAAAACCAAGTGATGTTTTAAAATATGTACACGCAATGCACGCTAAACGTACTATAGCTAAAGAAAATTATAGAAAAGCAGCCGCTTTTATTTCTGGTCATGACGTGTCAACTTTATCAGAAGAAGATATCAATAATATTGTTGAAGATTATATTGCAGCAACAACGACTAGTTCTAGACATATTATTGCACCACTTGATAGTAAGTTATGAGCACAATATTTTACAAGTTTAAATCATTCACAATATCATGTTTTACATGATGGTGGTAAGTTTGTAGCAGAATGTCTCAAAACACCTGAAGTGAGAGATAAGATATTAAAAAATCTTACTGCGATTATTAATCAGAGGGGATCTGTAGTTAAATCTAGAAACGGTCTTGCTCCGGATAAAGTTACGGTATGATATGATACTGCAATGTTCATGCAAGTTGGAAAAAGTATATATGAAGTTCGATCTAATGGTAGTAATTCATATACAATAATTGCTCCTGATGGAAATCAATATACAGTTCGTGGAAATACGATGATGTATCCGTTTGAAACAGTAACAGATGCTATTTTACAAATTGCAGGAGCTACTATGGATGATATCGTTTCTGTTCAATTTAAAGATTACGACTTACGTCCGGATAAAGATATGAAGGCTTATGAATGAGATCAAAACGAACTAATATATTGGATGTTTTATGCAGATGGGGAAGCAATAAGTTTAGCAGATGCTGATCGATTATTACCTCAACATTTTTATGCACAAGGATACGCTGATACTGTTAGGTATCCAAATTCATTCTGAAGTAAACATAAGTCGACTCAACAAGATACTAGTGATGCAGAAAGTTATACTACAACGGCTGTTGATTGAACATACTCTGTATTTGTATTAGATGATTCTAAAATTCAAACAGGTTCTAAACAAAAACAAGAGCGTCAAATGCTTGAAAAAGATAAATTTGACGGAATGCGTGAAGAAATTGATGAAATTGCAAAAGCAAATGGTTTAGAACTTCCTGAATTTACATTTACTCCTGGATTAGGTGTGGATGTACAAATAACTGCATATATTGCTTCAATTAACTCTATTGCGGCAAGGAGATCTAATTCTTGGATATTCCCTTTTATTATTAGAGATTTACAAGGAAGGCCTATAATAAATCAACGTACAGATGTTGTTGCTTGATTAAAGAATTTACTTTCAGACGAATTTAAATCATCTAATATAACAATTTATGATGATTTTAAAGAAAACGGAACTTGGAAATATGTGAATTTTTCAGTAACTTTGTCTGATGGAACAGAGGAACATTTTATAGTAAAATTAGAAAATGGAGTTTGAAAGGCAATACCTTTTAATTCAGGATTTGAATATAATCAACTAATGCAAACATTAAAAGGTGAAACGATGCAACTTATTTCAGAAGAAGATCAGAAAGTTATTAAAAAATATATATTATCTATTCAAACAGGTAATACTACATTTGAACTTGCTGAAAACTATATTAATGTGATGAGTTCAAAAACAGATGAAGCGTATAACATTATCAACGCTGCAATAATGAATTATTTAACAAAACGATTAGAATTACATGACTGCTAAATGTAAGTATTCTCCAAAGTTTTGACCTTTAGTTAAACAAATGCAATTACAAGGCAATAATCTTTTCAAACAATTTATGATTGATAATTTTATTGATGGTAATGAAGTATATGAAAATATTATTCGCGGGGCTAATTATAGTCCTGCGAATAATATTATTAACGAAGTCAAACCTGTAGACAAAACTGTTACAAAAGTTGTAGAAGAAGATCCACAAGGAAGTGTAGAAACAATGTATGTTGGAAATCCATCTGGATATAGAAACATGATTAGAAACTTTAAGAAAGAAATTATTTCTCGCTCTGTTTTTAATAAGGATCTAAAAGGAAAAGATGGAAAATTGGGTGTTTTTATCGATGCTGAAAGAACGCATAATGGTAGAACTGTGCTTAATAACGGCATTTTAGAATATAAATTAAGCCTGATAAATAAGTTAAGAGAAAAAATAGGATTACCTATAATAGAGTCTGTTGAAAACGATGTGGATTTTGCAAATCTATATAATGAGACATTAGATGGATATGCTGTTTATAGATCTGGATTAGTAGAAGAAGATTCTGCTATAAAAGATTCATATATAATTTTAAAAAGATTTGATTCGTTATTAAAATCAGTAGCACCTTTTATTGAAATTAGACCTGAATACAAAAATTCAGGAATTGAAGCTATTGATAAATATGTTTATAAAGGCCCAAATGTTCAACATTTTACAGGATTTACTTCATCTGAATGAGCAGATGCGTTAGAACAATCTAGTGATCTTGCTAAATTAATTCTTGATTATTTGCCAGAAACTAATTCTGATGGAGAACCTACAGAATCTGTTATTGGAATTGAAGGATTTACTAGTGTTATGGGTTCTTTACAAACAGAACTTCGAGCTCCATTATTGGAAATAATGAAATCACATAGTGAGGATTTATATAAAGGAGCTAATATTCCTATGGCAGAAATTCTTTCTGATTACATTACAGCGTTAGAACAACATGCTACAGGAGCTGCAGCAATAGAAGGATCACATCTTACATATATGCTTGGAAAACTACGAGGAATTAGAGATTATATTTATAGTGCTGGAATGAATAAGGACGTGCAAAATATGTTTACTGCAATGTTCTTTAAAAATATTCCAATTAAATATCGTTCTTATCAAGTTGATCAAGGTAGATTAAAAGGTCGAAATCTTTCGGAGCAATATGTAAATAATCAGTTAATGAGAATTTACGATACCATTCAAGCAGCGGCATATGTATTAGAACATGACGAATCAAAATTTGAAAGAATTAAAAGTGCGTATAATATTGAAATAACTAGAAACGAAATAAAATTGTTTACTAGTGAGGATGGAGGTGTAAAGACAGAAGTTATTTTACAATATAGTTTTAAAAACGGGTCTTATTCTATTAAACAGTTTGGTTATATTAACGAACAAACAGCAAGAGATTTTATATATGATGTTACTGGTTTAATTGTTCCAGACGAATTTATGGATCTGCTACATAATTTACAACCAAACGATACTCGTACTTTGTTTGAAATATTTAAAGAAGTTATAGCAATTCCTTTAATTCATGCTTCAAATAAACATAATAAAACAGGATCTAGTTTGTCAACAACTAAGTCGGGTTTAGTTACAAATCTTCATAATTATAAAGCTGCGCTGGTTCCAATTGCAAATATTCAAAGTATTATTTATGGTTCTGAAACAGCAAGCGTTATTAAAAATCCTGCTGGAAATAATATTCCAAAATATCAGTTAATAAGTTTAGCTCAAAATTATCACGCAATGCTTCATGAATATGAAGACGATCCTGGTATTTTTGCAGGAAATTTATTGTTTGCAAATAGAGACGCCCATTTAGTTGATGCACCACTTGTTCGTTCTGATGTTGCAATGAGAGGTAAAATTAAAACACCTTCTCAATTAACAATTAATGAGGTATTGCAACTTGCTATCTTAGAAGATTTTTATGGTTCCGTAGATTCTGGTACAATTTATTTGCAGAATACTACTTTTGCGGATAAAAATACGCATTATCTTATTCCATTTAATATCGGCAATGAATTGAATGATGGTAGAAATCTCCAAACAATTATTAAAGATGCATTAAAATCTGGAGACACATCTGCTTTATTTGATATAATTTTTGAGGTAAGAAGTGCTAAAATGCAATTAGTTGCTGCTAATTTATTGGCAGACTATAACAAAGTTCTTGGCACCAATTTTACAACTTTAGAAGAAGTTGATCAATATTTTGTTGATAACAAAATTAAGTTAAGTGGTTTAAAATCTATGTTTAAATCACATGTTGGAATTGATGGAAATCCAGATCCTGTTACTTTTTATGAAGAAATTCATGGATATGTATTTAAAGGTGATTCTAAAAAAATTGCTAGAGTGAATGAAACAATAATGCATTATAATAATGTATTTAATGATCCTGAATTAATGAAAGCTCGTCTTGAAAAAGAAAAACGATTCTTCATTAAGAATTTAATTGATAACGGATTTAAATTAAATAAATACGATTCTGCAAAAGCTTGAGACTTAGCAAAACAATATCCTACTTGACACAGTAACACTTCTGGTAACATAACTTTAGTCAAAGTTAAGGGCCCTGATGGAAAGCGCGTAGTAATTAATTCTACCAATTCTGATTTATTGACTGATCCTAATTATACTATTGAACTACATCCTGTGTTTGATACATATTTTATGACAGATGTACTTTTATCAAATGAATACACATCATTGATGACTGGTGAAGTTTGAGCACATCCTAATAAAAATAAGGAAGGATTTGGAACAGATGATTATTTTGAATTTAGTGAAGCAAATCGCTTAATTGCACAAAACAAACGTGCTGTTATTTATGGTGCTACTGTACATCCGTTCTTACAAGGAATGAAATATGGAGTTGCAGAAACAATAAATATATCTGTAATTAGTGACATTCCTGGTACGGTTTGAAATATGATTGGAGAAGAAAATGACGGACTTGATACAATGGACGGTTCTGGTTTTTCTAGTCCATATCAATCTAGATTTGAAAATAATTCTTTAGTTGATGCTGCAGTTGGTCATGATAAGAAAACAATTATGCATGATAACGATCCAAGATACGGTCGTCCAACACTTCTTAAATGAGCTGTATTTGAATTAACAAACGATAGACGTAGAAAATCACAAGGATCTGATGTTTCTTTTGAACGTTTATTTAAGAAAATGCATAGTGCTCAAATTGACGGTACACAAATCGATTTAAATAAATATTATCAAGATTGGGTACAAAAACACAACGGAACGTTATTACAAATTAAAGATCCTAATACTGGTAATGTAAGAACTTTAACGGGATTTACTTATGTTAGTCCTGGTGTTTGACAAGAAACTGGTACTGATAGAGTTATTACTATAAATTCAATCTATGATTTAGATCAAGCTTTTGGTGGAGCTTTTGGACAAATCGATGTAAATGGCAATTTGGAATACTGCGATGCAAATATAGATATTGTATCTACGATAATTGGGGATTATAAACTTAAAGATAAGATGATTGCTTATGCGGTAAATAAGTCAGCGATTAAAGTTGGAGCCGGTAATGTAAATTCATCAGATGCTTTTTATGACGAATCTCCATTACAAACAATTACAATGTCTACAAAATTTGGAGGCGTTCAGATGAATGCAGATCACGATTTGGATTTATCTCACGTTACAGAGATGACTCAGATGCTTAGTGCATTGGTTCAAAATGGATACACATCTCAATTTGTAAATGAAATTTACGCTGACATTGGAGGAGTTGTTGCAGAAGCGTTATCTGATTTTGATCAAAATATCAAATCTGATGATCCAGATATCGATAAACTTTATACTTTACTTGGAAAAGCATTAATCGATTCTTTTATGGGTAAGGACAAAGATACACTTGGTCTTGCTCAAGCATTTGTAATGAAAGCTGAAGAAAGTCTTGCTAAATCAAGTTTAAAATTTAAACTTCCATTTAGTGCAGCAACTGTTAATGGTGCTTTTATTGCAACTGTTACATCAATGCTTAATAAAAAAGGTATTCGTAGAAAATATGATGGTCTTGCTGGAGTATTGTGTCCCTCTCATGACGCGATTCAATATTATAAGGTTGGGAGTACCACAATGACATACGATGAGTTATATAAAATCACAAATCCTGCTAGAGTAGGTTTATGAGCAAATGCTTCTAATGAAGATTTTATTAATATGAGGAGTGTGTCAGATGGATTTGGATACAAAGAAATGAATCCGTTTATTCAACCAATAAATCAAAACGATATTGATTTTGAGGATACAATTTTAGTTGGAGATCCTGGTGCAGATATTGATACTTTTAAACTTGTTAAAATTGATTCTTGAACAAAATATGATGAAATAAAACATCTTACACAAGGAAAAGTGTTTTATAACTGAACTATCAAACCAAAGAATTTAAAACAATCAAATTTAACATTTGAATTGTATGATGATAGTGATGTTCTAGGTAAATTTAGTGAATATCAGTTAGATTCTGTTAGAGCATCTCAATATTTGGCTAAATATAAAGAAGCTCTTAAAAAAGGAAAAGATGTTCCGCTAGGTTATATGTTATTGATTGGATCAAGAAACTACACAATTATTGGAGAGGATGGTAGAGAAAAATTAATTTCTGCCAAAGACGTTCCGGTAAAAAATTGATTGTTGTATATAGATGATTGGATCAATCAAGAAAACGAAAGAACAAAAACAACTCTTCGTGCAATTGATTTAGGAAAAAGTTTTGAATTTAGAGGCAGGATGGTTAAAGCACAAAATGTTGAATTACAACCTGCTGAAATTATCATGGGACGTAGAAATGTTCAAGCTCTTGGATTGAGAGAAGGAGATAGTATTCACGATATTCAAGAAAGGGGTTGAGAATTTTTCTATGATAGAATTCAAGAAAACTATACTGGAGTTGCTATAAATTCGGATTATTACGATGCTGTATTATATGATGGTTCTGGAAACAAAATTCTTGTAATGGTTGCATCACAAGAAAATGCAGAAGAAAGACTTTCTGATTCCGGCGCTGTTAGAGATGATTCATTTGTTATTGTAGATGGTGAGGTTTATGTTGATGAACAACATTTAACTTCTTCAGAAGGTAAATCTTTTTATTCTGTAACTGATAATGAAGGTAACAGACAAAGACTTGTTGTAGTACATGATGTTGAACGCTTTAATGAATTAAAAAACAATAATAAATATCCTTTAGTAAGGTATAATTATGGTAGGGATATTCGTCAATCATTACTTATTCAACATTATGATGCATTTACTAATGGTGAATTAGTGAACATTGCTGGAATTGATGTTGACGGATCTGAAGACTTTAATCAATTATTTACAGTAGAGCAGTTACTTGAAATTGAAGAAGAAAGGTTTAATAAAAGAGTCGAAGATCTTGCGGTAGAGCGTTTTAATGCATTTAATGAATCTCTTAATTTTGTTTGTGCTCGTATTCCAACTCAGGGTATGCAATCTTTTATGCCAATGCGAGTTGTAGCATTTACAGATAGTAAAATAAATGATGTTTATGTAGCTAAAGCAAATACTTGATTGGAAGGATCCGATTTCGATATTGATAAACTTTATATTTTAGGATATAGTCTTGATTCAAGTGGTAGATTCCAAACAACTAGTAACTTACAACAATACTTAACACCTAAAGAAGTTGTTAGATTACCTCAACCAGATGGAAGAACATTTAAAGATTCTAGAGAAGGTATACCTGTTTCTATAATTGAAATGCAACAAATTTTAATGAAATTTGGAAAAGGACTTCCTATAACAGGGGTTGTTAGTTCTTTAGAACCTTTGATTAAAATTTTAGAATCTTCAGAATCTGGAATTGTATTTGAAGAACCAAATTGGCTTGTCCAACAACCTTTTGATAGATACGAGTATGAAAAAGCTAGAAGAGACGTTATTTGAATTTTAAACAAACATAGTAAAACTCGAATTAATAATTTTGGAAAAGAAGGTGCTTTAAAAAATAGAGTAGTTAGTGGCATCTTAGATGTTGTTAACAATCCTCAAAATCAAATTGCTTTACATACTCCTATTGCTATGGAAGAACCACAAAAAGCAGCAGCAATGAGTAAAGCTGGAGAAGAAGCAAAACACGCTTGTGCTGATAATCCTGCTACTAAATATTTAATGCAGGCTCAAAATATGGTTGGTAAGGAAGTAATTGGTTTAACAGCCGTGTCTTTAAAAGTGTTCTTTGCAGTATCTACATATTTAAACAATCAAATTTCTACAATTAATAACAATGTTTTAGATGAAGGTGTTGTTAATATTTTAGAAAAATGCATTGTTTTAGATCCACGTGTAAACAAAGGTGGTGTAGAAAAACTTACCTCTGAAGATTACATGGTATATGCAAACTTAAATTTCCATGATTTAATTGAACGTTATGCTATAAGAACCAGATTTCTATCGGCTGATATGTGAAGACCTTGAATGGTTACTCCAAAAGGACAATTGATTGATTTACATAAAGAACTAGTCGAACTTCAAAAGAAGTCTGATAGAATTAATGCTGCAGATGCTCTTTCAGCATTACTTTCTGCAGCAACTGATAATGCAAAGGAACTTATTTTGGCAAAAATCAATGCATCTTCTAAGTTTGTTGATATTTATACATATCTTCTTTCTATTGGTACTCCATTTGGAGATATTGCAAAAATAATGACTTCTGATATTTTTAATAAAGTTGTTAAATTAACAGAAACAAATATTTTTGATGAAGATACTGATAGTTTTACACTTGAATCAGCTCTTGATTTTTATTTAAACAGAAAACCATTGAAATTTGTTGATAGACAGTGTTTACGTCACTTATGTGATCCAGAACATAATGATGATAATTGAATGGATAAACTTAATGATAATGAGTTTATTGAAAAATTATTATTAGAAGGATACAATAAACAAATTAAAGAAATTGCTTCTGTTGAAGATGTTGATTGAGACTATGATGAAGATGGTTATTTTGATTCTTACGATGGTACAGATTATGATGATGAAGGAGAAGGTGTTATCACAAGAAACTTTAATTCAGAACCTATAACATCTACAGAGTGAAGAAAAATTGTTAAGTTCTTAGAATATGTTCGTGAACGTAATATCGAACTTAATAAGTTTACACCTGAACAAAAACAAGAGCAACGCGGATATCTTGAGATTATTGCTGACAAAATAGTACCTGCTATGAAAGAAATGGAGTTACTTGGTGGCATGTTAGGAATCAATCAGGGTATGAGAACTGATAATTATGACAAATTTGCATATATTCAAAGAATTGAACGATTTATTAATGATCGTTTTGAAGCAGCAAAAATAACTACTCCGTTTAAATTAATGCAATTTTTATCAGATCCTGTTTATCGTCAAGATATGATTGAGGCTTATGAAACGGTAAAAACTACCTATAACATCTTAGATGTTATTACAAAAGTTCCTCATTTTGCATCAATGTTTGATTTGCTATACATGGACAATTATTTGATTACTGAATTTTCTGTTAAAACAAAGTTAGAACGTGATTTTTCAAGTCAATTAAAAACTCCTAAAATAAAATCTATCAACCAACGTGAATTTAAAGAAGTATCTTCTTATGTAAACGACTTATTAATTTACAATTGAATTACATCAATGACAGAACCATTAACAATAACGGTTCCTGTTGGAGAAATTTATTATGATGAAGCAAACGTACCACAATCAAATAATGGTCAAATCGATAAATTACCTTTAAATTCAACACATGGAATGGCTACATTTAAACATATTGTTGAAAATTATATCATTCCAATGTTAAAGTCTGATCCTAAATTTAAAGATAATTATTTTATTAGAAGTTTATCTAAATCTATAATGGAAGATAAGCGTACTGGTGAAGTTAGAGAATTCTATCGATTGCCTTTACAAATGATGAGTATTGATGCATCTCCAAAAACTATGATGATTTATGAAAATATTCTTCAAGCGTTTGATGAATTATCTAATACAACAATTCCAGAATTTGGATGAAAAGTTGGAGATTTATTTTATTTGTACAACTTATTGGTTCATAAAGATTCATTTGGACAAAATTCAATGACTCGTTTATTTGAGAATTTGGTTGGATCTAAAAATTCAACTTTCTTGATTGATAGTTATTATAATTTTATTTCAAAACTCGACAATACCGATCTAAAAGATCAATTAGAATATGAAATTGATGATTTAAAATTTAGAATAAAAACTAGAGTTCCAGGAACAAAAATTAGTCCTAGTAAGACTTATGCAACAAAACACATTTCTGATTTTACATTGGATTTGCCATGTTTAACTGGAAAAGGTGCACATCAAATTCAAGGTACTGTTGAAAAAATTAATGATAAACAAAATTATTATTATCAAATCAAACGTGATTCTAGAGCTGTAATTAGAGAACTTTCTGAACATTTAGAAAATGTATATGGTCATAGTTTTCATATAGTAAGTTCGAGATCTGTTAAAGATATGTTTGGAGATGATCCTAGTTGTTGAGGCGCAAAAGCATTTATAGCTAATGGAGAAGTTTACGTAAATGTAGATTACGCAAGTGTTACAGACCCATTACATGAATTTGCACATATTTTAATGGCAGGATTAAAATGAAATTCAGAATATGCAGATATTTATTATAATGCTGTTTCTGCAATTAGCGATCATCCTGATTTTGATAGGTACGCAGCAATGTATCCTAATAAACACGGTTCTGATCTTCAAGAAGAAGTTTTTATTAAAATATTACAAAATTATTTAGATAATACTATTGCTAATTGAGATGATAACGTAACCCTTGAAGAGTTAAATGACGGTTTGTTTGATGCAATTAATAGAATTTTAGGAATAAATGTTAGCGGAGAATCATTATTTAATCTTGGAGCGACTGATTTAGAAACATTATTAAATGTATTTAAAAGTGCTTTATTTGATCATAGATATAATGATATTATAGATTTAAATTGAGTTGTTACAAATCAAAAAACAGCAACTCTAAAAAATAACTATGTTGAAGAAGAAAAATTAAAACAAGAATGCAATTAGGAAGTAACTGTGAATACGTTCTTGATTTAGGTAATGAGGTAAAAAGATTCAGCTCTGAACAAGAGCTGGATCTATTCCTCAAAACTCAAATCGATGAAATGGGAGAAGCGTTTTCTGCAATAGACAAAACATTCTCTGTAAATCCAAAAGAAAAGACTAAAAAGATATTGGAAGAGTGTGCAGCTCATATTAAATCTGTGTCTAAATCTGTGTCAAAACCCAAAAAAGATGTTATTGGTAATCCAGAGGATTTTGAAATGATTGAGTATATACCTGAATCAATTGGTATTACAGAGTTTATTTCGTCTTATGGTTTGGATTCAGATTGAACACAACCTATTACACCGAAATTTGATTTAAAAGGTTGACAGAAAATGGCTATTGATGAGTACGTTGAAGCTTTTAAGAAAAAAGGTATGTCTGAGGAAGATGCTAAAATTGAAGCACAAAATACTGTGCAGTCTATGATAGATACTTGGCCAGAACTAACTGAAATTGGAAACGAAGTACACGCAATACTTGAAGATTTGATAAATGGTAAAGAACCTAGAGCTACACCTCAGTTATCCGAAACTTTAAGACAAAGTGTTATTGCACAAGCCAATATGTTTATTGATGGATTAAAAGCAAAACATGGTAAAAATTGTGAATTCTATTCTGAATTTGCTTTACAATCAAAAGAACTTGATCCTAATATGCAAGAAATTTTAAAGAAACTTGGAAAAGATTCTTTAAATGGCCGTATTGACTTATTAGTAATAGATGAATGAGGTAGAGCTCATATTTACGATTATAAAGTTTCTCGAAAAACACCTGGTAATTGAAACGAAACTAGTAATGCTATTAGAAGAGAAAAAGATTGATGGCATAGTACTAAAATACGTAATGCTACTTATCAACAAGCTTTTTATAATGTAATGTTACAACAATGAGGTGTAAATGTAGCTAGTTGTAACATTGTTCCTATTAAATTAGATTTAACATATGAAAATGCAGAAGCTAAAGCAACAATTAAATCTGTTGACAAAATAACTTTTGAACCAACAGCTTCTTCTATTCCTGGTACAACAGCTGGTGCTGTTTACAACAATGTATCGCATATTGTTCCAGTTGCTTCAGCAATTGTTGAATCAGAGACATTTAGGCGAATAAAGGAAATGCATCATGAATACTTTCCATCAGTTGTTAGAAGTGAAGAACGAGCTAGTAGGGATGCGGATTATTTGAAAGATGAACACAATGGTTTTTGATGAAAAGTAAATGAAAGTAGTGCATATCGCAGTAAAGGTAAGTACTGTTTTAGGGAACAAGAATTGAGTGGTAGAAATCTTGTATATGCTGATACTAAAGAACAATTATTTGAAAAAATAGACAAATATGTTGAGGATGTAAAAAAGATTAGAGCAAGTGAATTGACAGATTTGGCTAATTTAGTTGTTGAAATTATTAATGGTAACGGGGATTGAAAGGATATTTCTAAAAATATTTCTGATTCTAAAAAGTATTGAATTGAAAATCAATTTAAAAAATATTTAGTTCAAAAATGAAATTTTATTTATGATCCTGAATTAAATAGAGCAGGTTATTTTATTTTTAGCGATAACGCAGGTCATACAGAAATAATAAAAGTTACAAATAAAGCTGTTTTTGATGAAAATAAATTATCAATGGGTACTTCCATATTAGGAAATACAACAGAAGATATATATGTTGATAGAAAACACACTTTATCATCATCTAATGGTAATTTAGAGTTAATGGAAGTGATGTTATATTTATCTGAAAATCCAGAATTTTTTGAAAAAAATCCTATCACTGAAATAAGATGTATTAATCCTTGATATGCACAAGAAACAATTGTTACTGGATCTCAATTAGTTAAAAATTATCGTGATTTGCGCAGATCCAATCCAAAAGTAAAATCAAAAGATATTTCAACAAATATTTTTTGAGACGATCACGCCGCAATGATTTATTTAGCTAATTCAAAATTATCTCTTATTGGTGAAAGTTTAGTTCAGGAAATCAATCCTGAAATTGAATTTACACAAGATTGAATTAAT